TCCCGGTGTTACCCAATGGGAACATGTCTTGCTTGCTCGTGAAATTCGTAAAGTTCTAGAACCAGCTTTCCCGACAATCTTTAAGGTGAATAACAATGCGGGCTGAAAACAAACTCAATCTAATTAAGACCATTCTTGAAGAAGACATGGGTTACTACAACAGTGCTTATGAAGCTGTCGATAGTGTTATTGTCAATGAGTTGAAGGAAAATATCTACTTCCTTAGTGATCCATCACAAGACCCATTTGAGACACCTGACAACAAAGCCACAACTCTAGCTGCTTTCTACCATGTCCTATCATACTTTATGATCACAGACGATTATCAAGACTTCGTTAAGTGGATGCGCGACAAGTGAAACTTCTCATTGATGGCGATCCGCTGACATATCAAGCAGCGTTTAGTCAGGATGGGCAGACTGTTGGTGGTATCTGTGAGAAGCTTGATAAGATCATTGAGGAAATCTTACAGGCCACCAACCCCTATGCAACAAAAGACGATTATCAAATCTTCCTGACAGGGAAGGGTAACTATCGAAATGAAGTCTCTGATACTTATAAGATGAACAGAGTAGGTCGAGAGAAACCCTTACTATTAGGCTTTGCTAGGCAATACTTAATTGATACCTACGGAGCTACTGTCAGCGAAGGTCAAGAAGCTGATGATGATATCGCTATTGAAGCAACCCGTTTATATCCTGATTGCGTTATTGTATCTGTCGATAAAGACTTTAGGACTATCCCCAGTACTATCTACAATCCACGAAGGCAAAGCTGGGAAAAAGTAACTGAGGAAGCTGCAACATTCAACTTCTATGAACAAGTTCTAACTGGTGATAGTGTAGACAACATCATCGGTATCTACAAGGTTGGTCCCAAGACAGCACAGAAGATGCTAGCAGGGTGCCAAACTGACCTAGAGATGTTCAAAGTCTGTGTTGAAGCCTACGAGAATGATATTGAACGAGTAATTATGAATGCGAGGTTGTTGTGGCTAAGGCGACAAGAAAATCAAGTATGGATGCCGCCCATCGATTAGGCTATCGTTCTGGCCTAGAAGTCAAGGTTGCAACAAAACTACAAGAGTCTGGTGTTGAGTTCGGATATGAAACCACAAAAATCAAGTACGTTGTACCAGAAAGTGTACACACATACACACCAGACTTTACTTTTCCTAATGGACTAATAGTCGAAACTAAGGGGATGCTTGTTGTCGCAGATAGAAAGAAACACCTATTGATCCAACAGCAACGACCAGACCTTAACATCAGGTTCGTTTTCTCTAACTCTAAGACTAAGATTAGGAAAGGCTCTCCCACAAGTTACGGAGATTGGTGCGACAAGAACAACTTCATTTATGCTGACAAGGAGATTCCTAAAGAATGGCTAAAGTGAAAATCGAATGCCTATCTGATTTCTCTGACTGTGAAACTTGTGGTAGTAGTTATTCACAAGGTGGTCGCATTTGGATTAATGGCGACTTGGTGTGGGAAGTAATACCTGTAGCAGATTGCTTTAGTAGTGATCATTATGGTCTTGAAGAAATCTTAATTATAGCTCTGGAAAAACTTGGCTTTGAATTTGAAGAGGTCTAATATGGCTAAAGTAGTTAACGTGCTTCGTGGCCCAATTCATTCCAGTGAAGTTCCTGACTGGGACGACGATGAGGATGGGTTTGGCCTTCGCTTCAATCAGGGCTATGTCCTGTATGTGGTTATGCAAGATGAACGTGGTGTCCTCTCTGAAGAGGAACTCGTGTTTGAAGACTTTGATGAGGCAATGATTATGGTCGAGCACTTCGTTGATCAGGTCGTTTCTCTAGTGTGGGATGAAGACCTTTGAGAGATAAAGTTTGGTATAAATGGCCTCAAGGATATTATCAAAAAGGCTGGAAACCTTGGTACTCAATGGTTAGAGGATGCTTGATGATACCCTTCCTCTTTATCTTTTTTGTACCGTTTTACCTTGTGGTTTGTCTTGGTTGGGGTATTGATGAAGCAGAGATTATCAGAAAGGACATCTTTTGACCAAGACAGCAATCGTATGGACTTGTGCTCATGCTCATGGCGATGTAAGTAATGAAAGGTTCTCGTGGCTTGGTGACTTGATCGAAGACATCAAACCTGATTATGTGGTTGATCTAGGTGATGGGGCTGACATGCAGAGTCTTAACACTTACGACACGCGCTACCCACAGGCTCTTGTGGCACAGTCCTACCAACGTGACGTAGAAGCCTACAACGAGGCTATGGACCGTATCTGGGGCCGCTACAAGCTATCCAAGAAGAAGCGACCTTGGCGTATCGGCTTTGAAGGGAACCACGAGAACCGTATCAGGAAAGCTATCGGGCATGACCCACGATTAGAAGGGGACAAGTTTGGAATCTCATTTTCCCATCTTCAAACAGACCACTGGTTCGATGAGTACCACGAATACAAAAACTCTGGACCAGCCCTTGTTGACTACGATGGTGTGCTCTACGGTCATTACGTATCTAGTGGCAACTTTGGTTCAGCAATGTCTACTAAGCATCAGGGCTATAGCCTTGTTGAAAAGCTGGCCTATAGTTGCACTGTTGGTCACAGTCACAAGTTTCACTATTACAGGAAAGCTGATGCTCGACCTAAACCGCTCAATGGTCTTGTTGCAGGATGCTTCAAAGGGGCAGAAGAAAAGTGGGCAGGACAAGCAAACTCGGAGTGGAGCAAAGGTGTCGTCATTAAGCGCTATATTGAAAACGGTGACTACGACATGCAGTGGGTTAGCCTCAAAGCTCTACAGAAAGAGTATGGAAATGGCTAAGAGAGCTAAGGTCAAGAGTAACAACATCACAGAGAAGCCTAGACGTGACCGTGATTGGTATGCCACACCAGAGAAGGCTGTAGAGCCACTCATTGCTCACTTGCCTGAGTACGGGACCTTCTGTGAGCCTTGTGCTGGTGATGGTCGTCTATCTAGGCACATTGAGAGCTTGACCTGTGATGCCTTGTGGCCTAGACTACAGTATGACATTGAACCACAAGCAGATGGTATCGTCAAGAAAGATGCCTTGACCCTAGTACCTGAAGACCTCTTTGAGATTGACTTACTGATCACTAACCCACCCTTTGAGTGGACAACACTACAACAGATGCTAGAGTTGTTCCCTACACTAAAGCCAACTTGGCTACTGCTTCCCTTTGGCTATGCTTGCAACAAGAGGATGGCACCTTACATGGCTATCTGTAAGAAGGTTGTTCCTATTGGCCGTGTCAAGTGGATTAAAGACAGTAAGCAGTCCAGTACAGATGACTTCGCTTGGTTCCTATTTGATTCCTCTCACAGTGCCGTCACAAGGTTGTACCCTAGAAAATGACTAAAGAAGAAATCCTAAAGATTATTGAAGACCACGGCTTCGTCAATATCCTAAAAGAGAACAACCTGACCCTATGGAAAGTCCTTGATGTGCTAGACACACTAGGCTATGTATACTTGGAGAGATACAAGGATGATTATTGATGGGTGAACTACCTTTGCTTGGTGTACTGGGGCTAATCTTTATTACCCTTAAGTTGACAAACTTTATTGCTTGGTCTTGGTGGTGGGTGCTCTCACCATTTTGGGCACCTTTCTTGCTTGTTTTGCTTGGGGCAACTCTTTATACTATCTTTGAAAGTAGGATTAAGTAATGACTAAATGGGAACTCAAGTCAGAGTTTGATACCTTCCAAGATGAGTGCAAGAAGACAGCCATCTACCCGAAGGATACTGGACTACTATACGTCACACTGGGCCTAATGAATGAGTGTGGTGAGTTTGGTGGTCATATCAAGAAGATGATCCGTGATGGTCACATTGATGACAAAGCTGCTGCTAAGGAACTTGGTGATGTAGCTTGGTATCTAGCTATGTGTGCTGAAGAGCTTGGCTATGAACTCAGTGAGATTACCAACATGGTTCTGGTTAAGCTCAAGGATCGTGCTGAACGTAATGTCATCAAGGGTTCTGGCGATTTAAGGTAGGTAACATGACCGTTGAAGAACTGATTACCAAACTAGAGAGCATTAGGGATAAGAGTGTTCCTGTGGTTCTCGTAGAGTGGTCTAAGCAAACCCCACTAACCTGTAAATGTGACTTGACACCTAACCGTCTTGTGGTACAAGCACACCGTCTAGCAATCATTGTTGAATAAGAGAAAGAATAAATGAGCAACTACCTTCCTACTGACTACCAAGCCTTCATTGCCACATCACGTTATGCCCGTTGGCTCGACACAGAGAACCGCCGAGAGACTTGGGCCGAGACCGTTGGTCGCTATATTGAGAATGTAGTACGCGATAAGGTTGACCGCGATACGGCTTTTGATATTGAGGAAGCTATCCTAAACCTTGAAGTCATGCCCTCTATGCGCACCATGATGACAGCAGGACCAGCCCTTGAGCGTGACAACACAGCAGGCTACAACTGTTCCTACATGCCTGTGGATGACCCCAAGTCCTTTGATGAAGCTATGTTCATCTTGCTCTGTGGTACAGGTGTAGGGTTCTCTGTTGAGCGTCAGTATATTAGCAAGCTTCCTGATGTACCTGAGCAGATGTTCAAGAGCGATACTGTCATTGGTGTCAAGGATAGCAAAGAGGGTTGGGCTAAGTCTCTGCGTCAGCTTATCAGCCTGCTCTATGCTGGTGAAATCCCTAGCTGGAACACTGATAAGGTTCGTCCCTCTGGTGCCAAGCTCAAGACCTTTGGTGGTCGAGCATCAGGTCCTGCCCCTCTGATCGAACTCTTCAACTTCACAGTCAATACCTTTGTTGGGGCTAAAGGACGTAAGCTTTCTTCTATTGAATGCCACGACCTGATGTGTAAGATCGGTGAGGTTGTAGTTGTTGGTGGTGTACGTCGATCAGCCATGATCAGCTTGTCTAACCTCTCTGATGACCGTATGCGTCATGCTAAGAGTGGTCAATGGTGGGAGAAGAATGGTCAACGGTCTCTGGCTAATAACTCTGTAGCTTACACAGAGAAGCCCGACATGGAAACCTTCATGCGTGAGTGGCTGTCTCTGGTAGAGAGCAAGTCAGGTGAGCGTGGCATCTTCTCTCGTCCAGCTAGTAAGAAGCAGGCTATCAAGGGTGGTCGTCGTGATCCTAACTATGAGTTCGGTACTAACCCCTGTAGCGAAATTATCCTTCGACCCTACCAGTTCTGTAACCTGTCAGAGGTTGTTGTACGTGCCACAGACACACTAGAAGACCTTGAGCGTAAGGTTCGTATCGCTGCCATCCTTGGCACTATCCAATCTACCTTGACGCACTTCCCATATCTCCGTAAGGTATGGAAGGACAACACTGAAGAAGAACGGTTGCTTGGTGTATCCTTGACTGGGATTATGGACAATCAACTTTTGACGCATCATCTACACACTGTTGATGGTAGTTTGCCAGAAATCTTGGAGCGCTTGAAGAATGTTGCTGTATCTACTAACGCTGAATGGGCTGCTAAACTTGGTATCAATCCATCTGTTGCTATCACTTGTGTCAAACCTTCCGGCACGGTATCTCAACTTGTTGACAGCGCTTCTGGCATTCACGCTCGTCATTCTCCCTATTACATTAGGACTGTTCGGGGTGACAATAAGGACCCACTGACCCAGTTTATGAAGGATCAGGGTATCCCTAGTGAACCTGACGTAATGAAGCCTGATGCCACAACTGTCTTCAGCTTCCCACAGAAGTCTCCTGTAGGTGCTGTTACTCGAAATGACATGACTGCTCTTGCACAACTTGAGATGTGGCTTACATACCAACGACACTGGTGTGAGCATAAGCCATCTGTTACTGTGACTGTACGGGACCATGAGTGGATGGAAGTGGGTGCTTGGGTCTACAAGTACTTTGATGAAGTCTCTGGTGTTTCCTTCTTGCCACACAGCGATCATACCTATCAGCAAGCACCCTACCAAGAGTGCAGTGAACGGGAATACAATGAGGCACTTGCCCTGATGCCTTCTCGTATTGACTGGTCTAAGTTGAGTGAGTATGAGACTGAGGATACATCTAAAGGCACTAGCACATTTGCTTGCGTTGGCGGTAGCTGCGATATGGTAGACTTGGTGTGATGAAGAAAGACCTAACAGGTCAAACTTTTGGGGACCTCTACGTTGTAGGGGTTTCTGAAGTATCCAGAAACGGTCACTACAGGTACTCTGTCTTTTGTTCTTGTGGTGCAGCTAAGACTGTCCTTGGTACACACTTAATCCAAGGTCACACATCTCACTGTGGTTGTAAGACCGTTAGGGTTAGTGCAAATTATCAAGGCTATAAGGGAGTAGGAAAAACCTACTGGAACTCCTTAAAGCGAGGTGCTAATGGTGAAAAAGGAAGGAAAGCTCTTGAGTTTGATTTAACACTTGAGTATATTGGGGACTTACTTGAAGCGCAAGGGTACCAGTGTAAACTTAGTGGTCTTCCGATAACCACAAAAGGAAAGACAGCTTCCTTGGACAGGATTGATAGCAGCAAAGGTTACGTTGAAGGAAATGTCCAATGGCTTCATAAAGACATAAATATGATGAAGAGGCACTACAGCCAAGACTACTTCCTATTTCTTTGCAAGAAGATTGTTGGTGGTAGCTGCGAGATGGTAGACCTTACCTAACTGGTTGGCCCTACGGGGCCTTCCTTTCTTCTACAACAAAGAAAGAAAAAACTATGATCTTCGATATCATCCAAATCGTTGGGCTTGCAGTTATTGGCTACCTCTGGTGGAAACAGAACGAGAAGATTAGTGATCTAGAGTTTATGATG